CTAAGAAGAACGGCAGAGCGCGAGGCAAGGCTAAGCGCAGAAGATGAAGGAATACTCGAACAGCCATATGGAGTATATTATCAACGAGTATATCCATAAAGACCGTGACAGACTGATAATGAAACTTCATTTTGTGGACGGCTGGACAGCCGAAGAAATTGCCCGTCATAAAGATGTTGACTTATCACCACGATGGGTATATACTATCATCGACAGGCGGCTTACGGAGATTTCCAAGTTCCTGTGATTCTCCTTTTCTTTCTTTCACCGATTCCTTTTCATATTTGTACCTCCGGGGAGGCCCCGGTGCAGTCTGGACGTGCTGTGCCGGGGTTTACTCGTTGCTGAAAAATTCATAAAAGATACAGAAAAACAGCGTATACGCATCATTGTGTGTACGCTGTTATTTTTTTATCCTTTTTTTAGAGAAAGGCGGTGTTTGCAATGGGGATTATCGGATATATCAAACGGCTTCAAGACTGCGGGTGGAACTGCCGGGAAGCCTATGTGACCTGTCAAATGATCCTGAAAGAACGCGGATTGAATGAGGTCGCCAGATATGTAACCGAACAGGAAAAAGCAAACAGCGAAATCAAAGAATATGTCATGGATTGAGTTCAATGGGAATCCGACAGGGCGACGCGTGGGTGATTGCGCTGTCAGAGCTGTGTCCGTCGCGCTGGGCGTGGATTGGGAAACGGCTTATGCCTTGCTTGCCGTAAATGGGTTTGCGATGGGAGACATATTAAATTCCAATTCGGTGACTGGCGCGACACTTAGGCAACATGGATTCAAAAGGGCAAATATACCGGACGAATGTCCTGATTGCTTTACCGTTAAAGAGTTTTCGGAACTCAACCCGAATGGCACGTTTATGTTAGGGACGGGAACACACGTTGTTAGCGTTGTGGACGGGCAGTATATGGATTCTTGGGACTCTGGCGATGAAGTCCCGGTTTATGTTTGGTATAAAGACGTTATTCCAAATTTCGATATCTAAAAGCTATTTTTTCGGTATGAACGGGTTCAAAAAGCTTTTCAGCAATATTGCAAGAGAAAGGATGATTGATTATGGCCTACAACAACTACTTTCCGGCAACCTATCAGCCCATGTACTACAACAATGCGATGAATCCGTATTATCAGCAAATGCAACAGGCGCATCAAGCACAGCAGACACAGCAACCGACGATCCAGCAGAGCGGTTTTGTCCTCGTCCAGTCTGAGCAAGAGGCGCGGGCGTATCCCGTCGCGCCGGGGAATTCAGTCACGTTCAAGGATGAGCGGCAACCGTACTGCTATGTCAAAACAATGGGCTTCAATCAGCTCGACCGTCCCGTATTTGAGCGTTACCGACTTGTGAAAGAAGAAAGCCCGCAGGAAGCCGTAGAATCACATATAACGAAAGACAATGCCGGAGAGGGTAGTAATACCACCTATGCGTTAAAAAGCGATCTGAGGCCATTGTGGGACGCTGTGAACGAATTGAAAGAGAAAATCACGGTGAAAGTTGAGCAGGAGGGAAACAATCATGATGATGAATAACCCGATGCAGATGCTCATGCAGTTGAAAGCAAATCCGATCCAGTTTTTACAGCGAGCGGGGTTGAATGTCCCGTCGAATCTCAATGACCCGAATGAGATCATTCAGCATCTTATGAACAGCGGTCAGATTTCGCAGGAACGATACAATCAGGCGCGGCGGATGGCGGCGCAGTTTAGGAGATAAAGCCGCAGATTACTCTACGGCTTCACTTTCTGACGGCAAATTATCATAAATACACTTCCCATCAAGTATGACTTTTTCACACTGATAAACGCGATTGCCGATTTTAACAAGCATACAATTCAAATGAGGATTGTACGGGTCTTCCATGTCTTTAATATCATATTTTTTAGTGGTAACGCCTTTGTATTTAGTTCTGAAATTAGCGTGTATGCAATTCCCAAATGGAATAACGTTAGGCAAATGTTCCCCTTCGTTAAAGAAGTTGCATCCTGTATCAGCGGCGCAGTCCGTATGACATTGCGTGTTGTAATCCGTATTCATGCAATCAAATTCGCAATATCCTTCGCGATATACAATTTGAATTTCTGCCATTTCTCATTCCTCCGGTAATTCAATTTTGTTTCTATCTGAAACTTCAATTACTGCCCCGCCGCGTTCGTGAAATCCAGAATAATCAATGTGTAGGGATTTAAGATTGTTGTTTTCGTCAAGCTCCACTCCGGTAACTTTAATGCGCAATCCCCTTTTGTTAGCGGATGGAACGGAACTTACAACGTGAACTGATTTATTCATTGCTTTTTCCTCGTATTTCCAATGATAGCCACCAGACGTTAATTGCCTTCCGAGGCAACACCTTGTTACTCCACTTCGCTCAACATTTGCGAAATCAGATGCTTCTTTTGATGAAGAAAAGACTTCGCCGGTTTCAACACATATAACTTTTCTTGTTTCTCTATCATTGCGATATGTGTTGTTGTAACTGTAAGTGCACCATTCTAAATTATCAACCCTGTTATCGTGCTTGTTGAGGTTTTTGTGATTAACAACAGGATAATTGTTCGGGTTTTCTAAAAATGCTTCCGCAACCAACCTATGAACCTTTCGCATTTTACTAACGCCGTCTTTGCGCAAACGAACCATCAAATAATGCGTCCCGTTCAATAATTTAATGTCTTTTGGTTTTCCATCTTTGGGGAATATAGTGCTTCTAACGTTTCCGAAATTACTTATCAAATAGCGTCCTTCATATCCGACAACATCTTTCCAAATTTCTTCCATAAAAACACCTCATAAAAAATTGCGCCTATTTGGTGATGGTGCCACCAAACAGACGCAAGTATGCAAAGCGCAATAAGCGCAAAGCACCATATTCATGCAAGGGCACCATCCTTGTCACCATTATTATAGCAAAGACAAGGGCGGTTGTCAATTAAAATCGGTATCTTTTGCAAGGTGCACATTGCAACTGATATAAATAATTTATCGAAAGGATTTTTTATTATGGCTCTTACAGATGAAAATGGCGGCGGCATTGGTGCTACGATGCTCGTCGGTCCTGCCAATGTCGGCGGCGGGTATGGCTATCCTTATCCCGTTTACCAGAACATGGGCGGCGGCAACAGCAATAGCGGCTGGGGCGGCGATTGGGGCTGGATAATTCTCCTGCTTCTCCTTGCCGGAAACGGCGGCTGGGGCATGGGCGGAGGCTTCGGCTTCGGTGGCGGTCTCGGCTATGACTTCCCGTGGCTTCTGAACGGTCAGCAGGGCATAAATAACAATGTGTCAAGCGGCTTCCGCGATGCCCAGCTTTCCAACGCTGTGACCTCTGTGCGTGACGGCATCGCTGGTCTGTCTACTCAGCTCTGCAACAGTTGTGCAGATATGGCTCAGACAGTCAACGGCGGTTTTGCCAATGCCGAAACTGCGGCTAATGCCCGTCAGATGGCGAATATGCAACAGGCTTTTGCGGCGCAGACGGCTATGGCGCAGGGCTTTAATCAGCTTGGTTCGCAGTTTGCCGATTGTTGCTGTGAAAACAGACTTGCTACAAATGACCTGAAATACACCATAGCAACGGAAAATTGCGCCGATAGAGCGGCTATTTCTGACGGGATTCGTGATATTCTCGCCGCGCAGACCGCTGGAACGCAGAGGATTCTTGATAAACTTTGTCAGGATAAGATTGATGAAAAGAACGATACAATCGCTCAGCTCCGTCAGGAAGTGCTTTATGCCCGCGGACAGGCTTCTCAGGATGTACAGACCGCAAGACTTCTTGCTGGACAGACTTCTGAGGTTGATGCGCTGTATAACAGGCTTTCTCAGTGCCCCGTTCCGTGCATGCCCGTATACGGTATGACGCCGATTTTTACTTGCAACAACGGTAACAATGGCTGTGGTTGCAACGGCGGCAACTTCTAAGGTGGTGACGGCAAATGGCTGAGTATGTATACAACCCGGTTCAGACTGTACAGCCGAACCAGCCTGTATTATTGCGCGGTTCTATCCCTTGCAACAAAGGTTATGTATATCATAGGGAAGAATCCGGCATTCTTACTCTCCGTGGCGTTGTCAACAATTCTTGCGGCTGTTTTGCACGGTATCAGGTGACATTTAACGGCAATATTGCTGTCCCTGATGGCGGTACTGTCGGTCCTATAGCTATGGCTTTGGCTATTGACGGCGAACCCATCCTTACGAGCAGGGCGATTGTCACGCCTGCGGCAACGGCAACCGATCCCCCGACAACAGAGAATTTTTTCAATGTTACGTCAACAGCAATAATCACTGTTCCCCGGTGTTGTTGCATGAACGTATCCGTTGAGAATGTCTCCGAATCACTGACACCCGCAACAACTCCTGCACCCGCGATTTTGGTGCAGAATGCAAATTTGACAGTTACAAGAATAGCCTAACGGGAAGGAGGATACCGATATGAACGAAATATATGAACTCAAAGAAATGCTCATGAAAGAGCTGGAGGAGTACGGCGCTAAGGGCGAACTGACAAGCGGGTCGCTGGAAGTCATTGACAAGCTGTCCCACGCCATCAAAAACCTCTGCAAGATTATCGAGGCGGCAGAGGAAGAAGAGTACAGCATGGCTGACGGCTCGTATGATGGCGGCTCCTACGCTCGCGGCGGTGGACGCGGCGGGAATCGTGGAGGCTCTTATCGCGGTGGCTCTTATCGTGGATCTTATGATGGTAGCTATGCACGTGGTGACGGGCGTAGTCGCAGGGGTGGCAATAACCCGACAGGGCGCAATCAGTACTCCCGTGAGAGTGGCTATTCCCGCGCTGATGCAGTAGAGGAAGTTGTCGAAACTATCCAGACCACGTTCGACAAACTGCCTCCGAATCTTCAGCGTGATGCACAGGCTTTCGTCAAGAAGCTCGAACAGCAGATGATGTAAAGGTGGTGGCCTCTTGTGATAACTGAAAAGGACTTGCAGGAGGCTATTGCCGAATGTCAGGGTGTCCGAAACCCAAACGCAAGTACTTGTATAAAACTGGCGGCGTTCTATATAATCCAAGAACACCTCTATGGAAAACCGTCAGAGAGCGAGACTGCTTCGGCCTACTCTTATGCCGCACCGCCTGAACAAGTCGAAACCACGATAGACTACTACAGCGACACGGAATTTTCACAGGCGATTGACGGCAAAAAAGCAACGGATGTCTGGCCGATCATGGACGAACTGATGTCCGTCCTGCAAGCGACCAATCCTCGCCTTTATGCGGGTGTCATGCGTAAGATTGAAGATTGAGCCGGAGAAATCCGGCTCTTTCTTTTGAAAAAAATTATATTTTTTTATAAAAAAGTGTTGACAAATGCTTTTTGATGTGGTAAAATGTAGTCAGAAAGAAAGGAAAGGAGGTACAAAAATGCTCAGACGAATACTCGGGACGCTCGAAGAAATCAAAACGCTTCTGGAGATGATACTTGAAGAACTGAAAAACCAGTAAGCGAAAGGCCGAGGGGCGGCGGCAAGAATACCGCCCCAGAAAGGAGTTTATTATGGCAAGATTCGGTTTTGGTGACATCGTTAAAATTAGAGACGAGGAGACGCTGGGAAAAGTTGTATGCGAGATTCAGGACGAGGATGGATCCATATGGTATGAAGTCGAAGCTGTGGGTTTTGATGCTCCGTTCAACAGGGAAATCAAAGAATCTGATTTAAAGATGGCATAAATATATAAGCTGACCTATCGGCTATACGGGGAGAAAGGAGATAAGCATATGACAGAACTTGCAAGGCTTTGTTTGTATTACAGGGCGAAAAATGATTTGACACAAGCAGAAATGGCGAGGCGGTGCAATCTTGACCGTGGAATCATCATTGATATCGAGCATGACCGTACCGTTTCCAAGCTGACTGAGGCGAAATTAAGACTTGTTGTTGAGGGAGAATAATCATGAGGAAATCGGCACTTTTGTCCTTTCTTTTTAATTTCATTGTCGTGTGTTTTGTGGTCGCGGCATTTTACGGTGCGGCATCGGGTCTGGAAGCGTTAATCGACAAGCATGAGGCCAAGGCGGTTGAACAACAGGCCATCACAACAACACATACAGAAACGGAAAGCGCGGAAGAAAAAGAGACTTTGACTTCTGCTGAAATTTCGAGGATCTTGCAGGGGATATCCGAGAGCAAACCGTTGGTGCGTACGGAGCAGATGGTACAAGCCGAGACCGAAACAGCAGAAGATCCGGAACAGACCGCGAGATTTTATACAGATGCCGAGATCATCATGCTCGCAAAGGTGCTGTACCTTGAATGTCGCGGTTTGAGCGATACGGAAAAAGCCTGTGTCGCGTGGGTCATCTGCAATCGCGTTGATAACACCGGCGAGTTCTATGCTCAGAACACGATCAGCGCGGTCATAACAGCACCGTATCAATTCGCGTACAGCTATGACACGCCCGTATGGGATAGTTTGTACGAGTTGGCCAGCGATGTTCTGGAGCGATGGAATGCAGAACGCAATGGCGAGACCGATGTCGGCAGGGTACTGCCATCGGAATATCTGTTCTTTTACGGTGATGGTCAGCACAATTATTTCAGGACGACCTATCAGGGCGGGACACAGTGGGATTATTCGCTTGACAGCCCGTATGATATCAAGAATTGAGGAGTAAGGATAAATGAAAATTAAACTAGACGATGGAGCTATTCTTCCGACTCGCGCTCACGAAACAGACGCAGGACTTGATCTGTATTGCCGAAATAGCGCTTTTGTATCTGCGCGAACTAGCGTGATCTTCGATACTGGCGTTCACATAGAATTGCCGCACGGGTATTATGGGAAAATCGAAAGCAAAAGCGGCCTTAATGTTAAGTATGACATAGTTTCCTGCGGCGGTGTGATAGACGAGGGGTACACGGGCAGTATTACAGTTAAGCTGTACAATTTATCGGACGGCACCTATCTTTTCAGCGCGGGTGATAAAATCGCGCAGTTGATCGTCCAGCCGTATTCTACACCCGATCTCGAAATCGTGCCTTTTTTGAGCGACACACCTAGAGGGGAAAACGGCTTCGGAAGTTCCGGTAAATAATATTTTTAAAAAAGTATTGACATTTTCTAAAAAATCATTATAATAAAATTATAGCATTTCAAAAGGAGGTACATGAAATGTATAAATGCGTAGATTGCGGTCATATTTTCGACGAGGGCGAACAGTTGGTTATCAAGGACGACCACGGGATGGGTGGAGGTTTTTACGAGACTTTCAGCGTTTGCCCGGTGTGCGGCGGCGGTTATGATCAGACCGAGAACTGTCACGTGTGCGGCGGCGAACATCTGGAGGAGGAACTGTTCGACGGGATCTGCGAAGAATGCCTCGCACAAGCTATTGATTATGACAATGTTTTCTGCTATCTGACAGAGACAAATCGGCTTGAACACTTTATGTTCGAGGCTTATTTCGGAAGCCCTATACCGAAGAGCTGTAGTGCGAAGCTCAGTAAAACCCTTGCGGAGTGGTTTTTACGGCAGAGGAACGACGATCTGCTCCGCGACAAGACGGATTTTCTGGATATATGCAAAAAGTATATTCTGGAAGATGATGGCGATTATGGGAAACAGGATTTTGCAGAATGGTTAAAACGGAAGGAGGTGCCGGGATGAAGGCAAATAAGCGGACGGAGATTTTAGCGATCACAATGACAAAGGAGGAAAAAGCGAAGATCGTGGAAGCGTCAAACAGTGTTGGCATGACATTAAGCGCGTACTGCCGGATGATACTGCTCAAAAACTCTTATGCGGAGGCTGAATAATGATCTATTTTATCTTGGGCTTTGGCGCGTGCGTAGTTCTTGAATGTCTTATACTGGTGGCGTTATCAATCGCGCAAATTATCCAAAAAAGGAAGAAGTGATATGGCGAATTTTGAAAGCGGTGTTGCATCCTACATTCATGCGCGGGCAGTGATAGACGTATTTTTCCCGGTGGATCATCGCGGGAATGCAGATATCTCTTGTAATCAGTGTTATTATTTCCGGCGGCAGAGCCGAAGCTGTGCGTTGAACGGGGAAATATGCCAATACCCTGAGCATCATGTGGGCGACTTTTGCCCGCTCGAACAGGTGAACGAAAAAAAATAAAAAACGGAGGTACAATAAAATGAGCAGAGCAATTTGTATTATGGGAGAAAGCGGAAGCGGCAAGACTACGGCGATGAGAACGCTCGACCCGGAATCCACATATTACATTGACTGTGACGGAAAGGGATTGTCATGGAAGGGCTGGAAGGAGCAGTATAACACGGAAAAGAAGAATTATCTGCGCACGGATAATCAGAACGATGTGCTGGCAGTGATGCGCGGGATCAATGACAAACGTCCGAATATCAAGAATATCGTCATTGACACCATCAACAGCATCATGATAGCTGACGAGCGGCGCAGGATAGCCGAAAAGAGCTACGACAAGTGGAGCGACCTTGCGTGGGCGGTATACGACATCACCATGATGGCTAGTCGGCTCAGGGATGATCTGAACATCATCGTGCTGGCTCATACACAGACGGAGATCGACGACACAACAGGCGAGCGCTTCACTCGCATCCTGACCAACGGCAAGAAGCTGAACAAGATCGGGCTGGAGAAGTATTACACGACCGTATTGCTGTCAAAGAAGGGCGCTGACGGGTTTGTATTTGAGACCGAAGCCAATAAATCAACGGCGAAAACCCCGATGGGTGCTTTTGAGCAATCCGAGATCCCGAACGATATGCAAGCCGTGCTGGATGCATTGTCAGAATTTTAATCAAGGAGGAATTATACATGAAAGCGATCAATAATTGGGCTGAAGTCAAAGAGACCGGGGGAGAGATCGAAAATCTCCCCGCCGGTGGCTATGTCTGCCGCATTGAGAAATGCGAGGAAAAGCCGAACAAATCAAACAGCGGTACCCACCTCGAAATCCTTTTCGATGTCTGTGAGGGCGATTATCGCGGCTGGTTTGCCGATGATTGGAAGAATCAGATACGTGAGGACAAGTTCTGGCGCGGGATCGTAAATCAGAACATCCCGGACGAAAATTCACCGAAGTATGACATCCAGTGCGGTTTCTTTAAGCGGTTTACTAATAATATCGAAGCTGGCAACGAGGGCTATCACTGGGATTGGAACGAGGCCGGATTAAAAGGGAAGCTGATTGGTGTCGTGTTTGGAGAAGTTGAGCGGGAAAGCGCAAAGGGCACGCGGTACATGATCACTCGCGCTGACAATATCGTGAGTGTTGACGCTATCAGGAACGGCAAATACAAAATACCCGCGCCGAAGATGCTGTCACAGCTCGCTCCTGTTGCATCCTCGTTCTCAGTGATCGAGACCGATGACGATCTGCTATTCTGATTGTCATTGACTTTTTCCGTTCCTTGTGGTACAAAAGCCATGAGGTAGGTGGATAAAATGCACCCGATAGAGATTGAAAACACGTTGAAGACAATGTGCATTATCGTTGATAGCCGAGAGCAGTCCACCAAACGCTCTGAGCGTAGGTATGCCGATTTCGGTGTGCCATGGAAGCGCGACAAGCTGGATTTCGGTGATTATTCAGCGACTTTCACGATGCCGGACGGGTCAGTGTATGAGCTTCGGAACTCCGTAGTAATCGAGCGCAAAATGTCGCTGGATGAGCTTTGCGGATGCTACACGCACGACAGGCCGCGATTTGAGCGCGAATTTGAGCGTGCTAAAGGATCTGCGGCGCGTACATATCTGCTGGTTGAGGGCGCGTCGTGGGAAATGGCCTACAACGGCAAATATCGGTCAAAGATGAAGCCGCAAGCATTGGTCGCGTCCATGATGGCTTGGATGGCGCGGTATGATTGCCAAATCCTTATGTGCAAGGCTGAAACGAGCGGCAAATTGATCCGAGATATTCTCTATCGGGAAGCAAAAGAAAGATTGACAGCCATGTAGCGGCATGTTATAATCTACACGTTGATAGTTGTGAGGGCGGCTATTGATGTGCGAACTAAATAACAACTATCGACGTCGAAAAATCTCACGCAGAGGATGCCCTCACATCCGAAGCGTGAGGTTTTTAATTGCAATTATGTATCTGAATTTTGCAGAAGATATAAAGAGCCGCGTCACGATGCAGGATCTGTGTGATCTGTATGGAATAACCGTAAACCGTCAAGGGAAAGCTATCTGTCCGTTCCACAATGATGCGCACCCGTCAATGCATGTGTATAACAATCAGCGTGGCTGGTGGTGTTTTACTTGCAATAGCGGTGGCAGTGTCATTGATTTCGTTATGAAGTTTTTCGGGCTTGATTATTTGTCTGCTTGCAAAAAACTAGATGACGACTTCAATCTCGGGCTGAATATTGGCCGACCCATGACGGTGGAGCAACACAGAAAAGCCAGCCAGCAAGCCGAACTGCGCAGGATCGAAAAATTCCAGCAGAAAAAAGAGCGACAGGCGATTATGAACGAATACGACCGGCTTTGCGATTTATGGGTGCGTCTTGATAAACTGAAGCGCGAGAAAGCACCGAAGGCCCCAGAGGAAGGATTTGAGGACGAATATGTGTTTGTTTTAAAAACCATTGACCACGTGTCGTATTTATTGGATAATGTTTGCGACAAGATGCACGATTTGGGAATGTAAGAGGGTGATATCGTGGCTCAAAAGAAAACCCGTGCGCCAGTGCCAGAAATTGAAACAGATATTTATCTTGATTGTGACGGACGCGGTGTTCCGCTTTGTATAACGGATAATTTCCTGAAGATCATCGAGAATGACGAGAAGTTCAAGGGCTTGAAGTTCAATATGCTCACGTATGCCCCAGAGCAGGAGCGCAATGGCATAAACGAAAGATGGACGGACGCTGACGACGCGGAAACGCGGCGGTATATAGAAAAAACCTATAACATTCACAGCCTACAGAAATGTGATGACGCACTCCGCATCGTTTTTGCAAGAAATCAGTATCATCCGATCCGCGATATTGTGGATGCGCTTGTATGGGACGGGAAGAATCGGATATATGACTTCCTGCATGAATGGACAAAATGCGAGGACACACCGTATACGCGTGAAGTCTCGCGGCTGATCTTCGCCGGAGGGATCCACAGGCTTTATAATCCCGGCTGTAAGTTTGACGACATGCCGGTGCTGATTGGTACCAGACAGGGCGAGGGTAAAAGCACGCTTGTCCGATGGCTAGCCCTTGATGACAGCTATTTTTCCGAAGTCAACGAATTTGAGGGACAGCGCGGCATCGAAGCTGTTGAAGGATCGTGGATCTGTGAAGTTTCTGAGCTTCTGGCAATGACCAAAACAAAGGAGCAAGAGGCCGTCAAAAGTTATCTGACCCGGCTCAATGATCGTTATCGCATGCCGTTTGATAAACGTGTGACGGATCACCCGCGCCAGTGTGTTTTTATCGGCACCACCAACAAGGAGCAGTTCCTTACCGACAAGACGGGTAATAGACGCTTTTATCCTGTTAAGGTCTATCAAAACGGCTACGATCTTTTTGACCGCGAGCAGGAAATAAAAGAGTATATCCGACAATGTTGGGCTGAAGCAAAAGTTCTCTATGACAGGGACGAAATACCAAACTTTGCCGACCGAAGATTGATTTCGGAGATTCGCCAGATGCAGGACGAAGCAACCGAGGACGACTACAGGGTCGGCCTGATCGCCGGTTATCTTGACGGGCGAACGGAAACGTGTGTTCTCGATCTCTGGAAAAACGCCCTCGGCAACGAGTTCTCCAAACCGACTAAAAAAGACAGTCAGGAGCTTGGGATCATCATGCAATCGATCGAAGGGTGGTCAAAACAAGAAAAAGTGAAGCGTTTTCCGACTTTTGGCGTTCAAAAATGGTGGGCGAAAGAGGCAAAAAGTCTTGATTTGTTAGAAAATATAGACGATGAACTGCCTTTTTAGTCTAGAAAGTTACATGGTTACATAGAAAGTTACATTTTTGGTTACATCTAAATTTTATATATTTAATATATAAATTATATATCTTTAATATATATTTAATATATATAATTTATAAAATATATATAATTCTAAAAATGATGTAACCAATGTAACCAAAAGTACAAGACTTTGTAAGGGCGAAATATATTTATATAGAACGTGGTTACATGGTTACATGGTTACAAATCGAAAACCTAGTGTTTTCAATGCTTTGCGGGTTTTTCGGGGTGTAACCAGAGAAAAAAGGAGGTACAGGATGGAGGAGTATATCAGCAGGGAAAGGGCGCTCAATTTTGATATGTCGATTGATTGCGATCCGGGTGATCTGGAGAAAATAATGGAGGGCATGGCACGGTATACGGAGTATTTGAAGCGGGTCCCTGCCGCTGATGTGCGGGAAGTGGAGAAGGGCAAGTGGATTTGGACGGAAACAGGAAGGGCCGACTATGAACAGTTTTGGGTTTGTTCAGAGTGCGGCGATCATACTTTCATCGAATCGAATTTCTGCCCCAAGTGTGGCGCGGATATGAGGCCGGAGCCGAAGGAGGAATGAACATGGAAAAGATGACTCTAAAGAGATATGCAAATTGTTAGAAATCAGTGTTGGGAACACAGAACCTGTTGCTGATTCTGCGATTGACCCCATGATTAAAGAAAATCTCAAGACGATTATCGACATAGGAGATTGGACGCTTGATAGATTACTATATGCCGCAAACCATCGGAAAGACCCATACTATAGCAGTAGAGCTATTGGCGAAAGAGCGTATGCAACCATGCTTGAATGGAAAGATTGGCTTGCAACGAAAGAGGAGGAGTTGGCGTGAGTATCTTAATCAAGGACATGGAGATGCCAGAGAACTGTTATGAATGTCCTTTGGCAATGGAGTATTATTCTACGCTGTTTACAGCAAAGCGTGGCAAATTCCGAAATGATTATGCGTGTGTTTTAACGCACAAAACGATAACAAGCACAAAACGGAACCGAGCTTGTCCCCTCGTCCCCGTCCCGCCGCACGGGGATTTGATAGACCGGGATGCTCTGAGCAAAAGCCTTGATAGCCTGTGCGACAGAGTGTGCCATTATTCTAAAGCACAGCGGAAAGTAATGTGCGGTGCTTGTCCTCTTGGCGATGCATTTGCGGTTGTCGAGGACAACGCCCCCACCATCATCCCGGCAGAGGAGGGCGAGTGTTGAGTGGCGAAGTAATGAAATTCCCGGAAACCATACAAGAGTTTCTTGAGCAATACAAAATAGTAGATACCGAACAGGTCTATACAAACGGTGCAAAATTGATACCTATTTTTCGTGTACTTCAATGGTATGACGCACATATTACGCCAGCAAAACCACAGACCAACGGCGACCGCATCCGCTCCATGACGGATATAGAATTAGCGAAATGGTTGTGCGGTATACATGGCACGTGCGCTAGTTGGTGTCCCATTGGTAATGATTGTGACGGGGACGAGTGCGACAAAGGTTTACTCGACTGGCTGAAACAGGAGGTCACGGATGATTGATCGCACAAAATATTTGAACATGTGCCGTGAATGTGCTATGCTAAAAGAAAGGGGCCTGTTTGGGATCAGGCAGAACGTCCCCGACAGGCTCCGGGTGGTGTGGCAGGGCATCGAATACTACCCGCAAAGTTACGAACTCAGGTTCTTTGATGACGGTACGATCAACCATATAGCAATAATTCACGATATGAAGGCAAACAGTATTTGTCATGTACCATTACGAGAAGTAAGCGAGAAAGTGGTGTAATATGGATAGCCATGAATTGAAAATAGAGTATTTGCCCGTTGATAGTTTAAAACCCTATGAAAAAAATGCCCGAAAGCATGAGAATGCAGACGTAAAAACGATTGTTGCAAGCATTCAAGAGTTTGGTTTTGACGATCCGATTGGTATTTGGGGTGAGGACAACATCATTGTTGAAGGCCACGGCAGATTGCTGGCGGCAAAGAAGCTTGGCATGGACACTGTGCCAGTTATCCGGCTTGACCACCTGACGGATGAACAGCGCAGGGCGTATGCACTGGCCCACAACAAGACCGCCGAGATGAGTGAGTGGGACTTTGACATCCTTGGCGGCGAGCTGGATGAGATATTCGACATAGATATGAATCAATTCGGGTTTGATGTTCAGTTCGATGACGAGCCACAGGAGCTTGTTGAGGACGAGGTGCCGGAAGAAGTAGAAACCCGGTGCAAGCCGGGTGACATCTGGAAACTTGGCGAACATCGGCTGATCTGTGGCGACAGTACGGATGTGGGCGTCATTGACAGGCTGATGGACGGAGAAAAGGCTGATATGGTGTTTACAGACCCGCCTTATGGAATAGGGATAGACGGACAAAAAGAAAGCAAATGTACTAATCCAAAACATAATCGGAAAGCACACGAATTCAGAGGATGGGATAATACAAGACCTGATAAGAGTGTTTTTGACTACATATTATCGCTGAATATTCCATCAATCATTTTCGGAGGTAACTATTTTGCCGATATGTTACCCGCAACAAGAGGATGGATATACTGGAGTAAAGGGCAAGACGGATTGACAATGAGCGATGGGGAACTGGCGTGGACAAACATTGATAAGCCTTTAAGATGCGTTACTGTTAATCGTGCAAATTTGGGAAAAACAGTACATCCGACACAAAAGCCTTTGAAAGTAGTTGAATTTTGTCTTAATTATGCAGGAGACAATAAAAACGTACTTGACTTTTTCGGCGGTAGCGGCTCAACCCTTATCGCTTGCCAACAGTTAAACAGAAAATGCTATATGTGTGAACTCGATCCGCATTATTGCGATGTCATCCTGCAAAGATATATAAATTTCAAAGGTTCGGACGAAGATGTGTTCCTGCTGAAAGACGGAGAAAAGATACCGTATAGCGAAGTAAAGCGTGGTGATTAAATGGCGAACGATGGAAAGTCAAACCTTGTTCCGCAGTCGGAGAGAACAAAGGAAGAACAAAGAGAGGTCGCCCGTCAAGGCGGCATAGCATCCGGCGAAGCCCGCAGACGCAAGCGTGACCTGCGTCAAGCTCTTGAAATGTTGTTAGAAAAAGAGTACAAAGACAAGGCTGGAAAGACTATCACAGGCACAGAAGCAATCACGGCAAAATTGTTTGAGCAGGCCATGAAGGGGAATATCAAGGCGTTTGAGACGTTGCGCGATACTGTCGGGCAGAAACCCGTGGAGAAGGTCATGATTGCGGAAGTTGAGCAGGATGTGATTGATGAAGTGGAAAGGGCGGTGCTGGATGAACAATCATGAAGTAGCTTGTATTATAGCCGATTTGTTTGGCGATACTTGCGCTTGCAATTTTAATGGCATTGATGAGTGGTTGCCGCAATATTGCGATTTTGCAGAAAAAGAATGTCCGAATGTTGTTGGTGTGGCTTGTTGGGAACAGTATTTGAAGAATCTTGACAAGAAGCAAAAGGCGGTGATGGATAATGGCGAAGGGTGAATTAAAGATAGAGGTGAGCGCTTGCCTGACGGTATCAGACGAAATGGCAGACCGCTGTCTTTCTCTGTTGGAATGGTGGCAGAACGACCACGCAGAACAGCGTTTGATGGCAACAACAAATGCGGACGGCTCAATTCATCTGTATAGGGAGTTGAAAAATGACCCGTCAACAGGCGATTGATTTTCTCTTGAATTGAATATGTTTTGACAATATACCTCATGTGTGTTATAATAAAACAAGCAAGGAGGTATATTGTTATGTCTGAACATTGGAAATGGATTATTTACAATGGGCATGATTTTACGGGGAAATATATGGTATCCAATTATGGAAGGATACGAAGCGTAGACAGGTTTACAGAAAAGCAACATCAGTTTTTTAAGGGCAAAATAATTTCACAAAGAGACAGCAGTAAATCTCACGTTCGGAGTAAAACAAAATATAAAACGGTGACGCTGTATGATAACGGTAAATCTATTGATATTGAAGTGCATCGGCTTGTTGCAACCGCCTTTATCGGAAATCCTGACAATAAAAAATGTGTAAATCACAAAGACGGGAACGGCTCAAATAATTCGGTAGAAAACCTTGAGTGGTGTACGTATTCTGAAAATGTCCATCATAGTATGGATGTGCTGGGCCATGACCCGAGGAAGTGGAAGTCAAAAAAGGTGCTTCAAAAAACAGTCGATGGAAAGATTATTAAAGAATGGGAAAGCGCATGGGAAGTACAGCGTCAACTTGGTTTCTGTCAAGTTAGTATTAGTAGATGCTGCCGAAGAGAAAAGAAAAGCGGAATAATATATGGTTACTTATGGGATTTTGCGTAGGGAGGTGATTCAATGACGAGACAGCAAGCAGTTGATTTTTTACTCACACGCCCGGTTGAATTTGGACGGATGCTTGGTTTTACGAAGCTGGGAAATTTGCACAACGGCTGGATTACAGATATGGTTAGAGGCAAAGAAGATAAAACATTGCAGGCTTCTCGTGGTTAGGCACGTACAAGACAACGTGTGTTTCTGTCGCCCTCGCGCTGATTGCAATTCTCCTGCCGAATAAGCGGACACTATTCATGAGAAAAACCGATGGCGATGTGAAAGAGGTTATCAAGCAAGTACAGAAGATATTGCTTGACCCGCACACGCAGTATTTTGTGCAGAGCATTTATGGCGTTAATCTGCGCCTTGTAGTTGCTTCCGCTACAGAAATAACGACCAATCTTACGAATGATACAAAAGGCACGGCTCAACTGGTAGGCATAGGAACAGGTGCATCTTTGACAGGCAAACACTTTGACCGCATTTTTACAGACGATATTGTCAACGTGCAAGACCGTGTTTCAAAGGCTGAGCGTGACCGCACGAAGATTATTTATCAGGAGCTTCAGAACATCAAAAACCGTGGCGGTCGGATATTCAACACGGGCACGCCTTGGCATCAAGAGGACGCGTTCTCCATTATGCCGGACCCGGAGCGGTATGATTGTTATCACTCGGAGATTGCAAAGATCATCAGCGAGGGCGAGCTGGCAGACATCCGCTCCAAGATGATTCCGTCGTTGTTCGCGGCTAACTATGAGCTGAGATTCATTGCGTCGGAGGATGTTATCTTTACCAATCCGCAGACGGGCGGCGATCCCGCGATGGTGGAGCAAGGGGATTGCCACGTTGACGCGGCCTATGGCGGCGAGGATTATACCGCTTTGACGGTCTACAAGAAGCGGGACGGCAAGTATTACCTATACGGACGCATCTGGCGCAAGCACGTTGATGACTGTCTTGACGAGATATGCCGTCTGAGGGCACAGTTTAACGCAGGACGCATTTTCTGCGAGGACAATGGGGACAAGGGTTACCTTGCAAAAGACCTCAGAAAACGCGGCGAGCGGGCTGTCACATACCATGAGAGTATGAATAAATACTTAAAAATCACTTCCTACTTGAAAAATGTATGGAATGATGTTATATTTATAGCTGGAACAGACCCGGAATATGTTAACCAGATTTGCGATTACAATGAAAACGCGGAGCATGACGACGCGCCGGACAGCGCGGCGAGTGCTGTGAGGCGGGTCTGGAATAAAAAAGAGACTGTATACATGCCATTATGGTAAGGGGTGGGATATTGAAGACTTATCAAGACTTGATTGCTTTGGGCGAGAACGAACAGGAGCGGATGGCGTTTGTTCTGCAAGCCATCAATGAACACAAATCCAGCGAATTGTATGCGACGGCGATTGACGCTGAACTGTATTATCGACATTTAAACCCGACCATTATGAGGGCGCAGAAGTTTGTGTATAATCTTCTGGGTCAAGCCGTGCCGGATATCTGGAGCGCGAACAATAAGATCCCGTCGCGGTATTACTTCTATTTCATTACGCAGGGCGTTCAGTTTCTGCTCGGCAATGGCGTTTCCTTTGGCGATGAAAAGACCAAAGAAAAGCTCGGCAAGAATTTTGATAACGTGATCCAAAAAGCCGCCACTGACGCTATGAATGGCGGTGTTTCGTTTGGCTTTTGGAATAACGATCATCTTGAACAGTTCGCGGTGACAGAGTTCGTCCCGCTCTATGATGAGGAGAACGGCGCACTTCGGGCCGGTATACGCTTCTGGCAAGTAGACACAGACAAACCGCTCCGTGCCACACTCTATGAGATGGATGGGCTGACGGAGTACATCAAACGCAGGGGCGAGGAGATTTCGGTCTTACAGGATAAGCATTCCTATGTGCAGATTGTGGCGCGTTCGGAGGCCAGCGGGACGGAAATTCTTGACGGGCAGAATTATCCCGGTTTCCCGATTGTGCCGCTGTTCAATGTCAACCGCCAGAGCGAGCTTGTCGGTAGCCGTGAGACCCTTGACGCTTATGACTTGATGGCTTCGGCTTTGATTAACAATGTCGATGACGCTAATCTCATTTACTGGGTCATTCGCAACGCTGGCGGGATGGACGACGTTGACGATCAGAAGTTCGTACAGCGATTAAAGACGCTACACGTCGCGCACCTTGAAGGCGAGGAAGAAGTAGACCAGCATCAAATCGAAGTTCCGTTCCAAGCGTCGGAAGTGGCACTCGCACGGCTCCGCTCCCAGCTCTTTGACGACTTTATGGCGCTGGATGTAAAAGAGATTTCCGGCGGCGCGGCTACGGCCACGCAGATAAAGGCGGCCTACGAGCCGTTGAATGCAAAGACGGATCTGTTCGAGTATCAGGTCACGGAATTTATCAGCGCGATCCTCACGTTACTCGGCATCGATGATGAGCCGACCTACACCCGCTCGCTGATTGTTAACCAGCAGGAAATGATTCAGAACGTGCTGACTTCTGCTGAATATCTGCCCGAGGACTATATCACGCGCAAAGTGCTTGAAATCTTCGGGGACATCGACAAGATCGATGATGTTATAGAGCAGAAGCTTTTTGAGGAAACGAGCCGGTACAGCAATGAGCCTGAAGAGGAAGAAATCAACGCGGAAGAGGAAGCGCTTGAAGTGACGGGCGTGGAACAGGAGTGAGATAGATGGCCGATAAAGCCCACATTTTGACGGACAAAGAGCTTGAAAAGATGGAGCGGCACTTGTCGGCTATTTATACACGAGCAGAAAAAGAACTTGCCGAGAAAGCCGATAAGTATTTCAAACGGTTTGCTGAACTGGACGAGCAGAAACGTGCGCTTGTTGAAGCGGGCGACATGACCGAGCAGGACTATAAGCTCTGGCGGCGAAACAAAATGATGACCGGGCGGCACTGGACAGCTATGAAAGAACAGGCCGCACAGGAGCTTTTACAAGCCAACAAGACGGCGATGGAGTACGTCAACGGCCGGTTGCCGAGTGTGTATGTTACAAACTACAACCTGACCGCACAGGGCGTTTCAAACGCTATAAAAGGTTATTCGTTTGAGCTTGTGGATGCCGCTACTGTGAAGGATCTGGCAACATCAGACAAGACGCTGTTGCCGTATAAGTACGTTGATGGCAAAAAGGATGTGCGTTGGAACACGCAGAAGGTCAATTCCGAGGTCTTGCAGGGAATCATTCAGGGTGACAGCATTCCGCACCTCGCTCGCCGTCTACAGAATGTGACCGAAATGAATCGCGCAAGCGCTATTCGTAACGCTCGCACGACTGTCACCAGCGCCGAGAATAAAGGTCGCATGGATATGTTGCACGATGCTGAGGACAAGGGCGTTATAGTGCATAAGGTTTGGCTGGCGACGAATGATGCCCGTGTCCGTGAAGCGCACGCAGACCTTGACGGCGAAGAAGTTGAGATCGACGAGCCGTTTGAGAATGAATATGGGGAAATCATGTACCCCGGCGATCCTGACGCAGACCCGGCGAACGTGTATAACTGTTTTATTGGAGAAACAAATATAGCCTCCGACAGTGAGATTGTCAGAAGCTATAAGCATGAATATTCCGGGAAATTAGTCACCGTAAAAACTGCCGGAGGCGTAAACTTCACCTGTACCCCGAACCACCCAATATTGACTGTTGACGGGTGGGTTAAGGCGGAAACTTTGCAGGATGGCGATAACCTCGTCGTAGCATACGGGCAAAAGGACTTTCCGCTTCGGATTAATCCATACATAAATCATGCTTTTTCCCGCATTGACGCAATCCACGAGTTTCTTGATAAAACGGGGGGAGAGCGGACTTGCAGTTTGAGTGTGGATTTCCACGGCGATATTCCCACATCCGATGTCGAGATTATAACTAAGAAAAGGCTCTTGCGGAGTGGTAGGGATTCCGGCTTTTTCAATGGCATCAATAAAATCTTGCTCAAACATTCCGATAAATCTTTTTTGGGCAAGAGCGCGTTTGTGGAGCATTTCAGGGGAATTTACAAGCCCACGTTTGGCTTCGTTGGCGGCTTTTGCAAGTCTCTTCCTTTCCTCTGGAGTAGTTTGCGACATTCTAAGGTACATGGACTCAGACCGATTGCGCTGTTGTATGCCGGCCGCGTGAAGCCTTTGGACGATGACGCTTCTGGATACTCCGAAATCCTTGGCGAGTGCCTTGACGGATTTTCCGGCGTTGTATTCGCGGATAATATCGTTAGAGTTGACTTTAGTTCTGGGTGTTCCCATGTTTATAACCTCCAAACAAAAAATGGGTATTATTTTGTCAACTCAAGTATAGCACAAAGCGGAGGAAAAAGTAACGGCATTTTTGCAATAGCGCATAACTGCCGGTGTACGCTGACTTATAAGGTGGTGGGTTTTAGACGTGGCTGATTTTGATGTTATGGTCACCGATAACACTGGCGAATTTTTGCGGGCGTTACTGGAGCAAATTGAGCGAGCGCTGATTGCAATCGGCCTGACGGCCGAGAGCTACGCAAAAGAGGATTGCCCGGTTGATACAGGCCGTCTGCGGAACAGTATTTCGCACGCTGTTGATATGGGTGATAATTCCGTTTATATCGGCTCGAATGTCGAATATGCGGCCTTTGTGGAGCTTGGTACATCGCGCATGGCCCCGCGACCGTACCTTGGTCCTGCGGCGACAGAACATGCCGCTGAATACAGATCGCTGGCAGAACAGGCGCTCAGAAATGGGTAATACTTGACAAACCAGCATATTGTGATAGAATACAACCTGTAAAACAATGTAATCTAACGGCGAAGCACCGCCGCCGAAGAATAGGAGATTATAATATGGCACTCACAAGAAAAAGTTTGAAGGCGATGGGGTTGACCGAGGAACAGGTTGACAGCATCATCGAGGCACACACCGAAACCGTTGACGGGCTGAAGGACAAGCTCAAAGCGGCAGAGGAAAAGGCGAACAAGCTTGACGGTGTTCAGAAGGAATTGGACGCGCTGAAAGCTGACAACGGCGATGACTACAAGGCAAAATACGAGAAAGAGCATAAGGACTTCGAAGCGTACAAGAAGGACGTAGCCGCCAAGGAGACGAAGGCGGCAAAAGAGGCGGCTGTCAAGGCGTATTTCGAGGGCAAGAATATCACGGGCGCAAATCTGGCTATTGCCATGAGGGGCGCACGGGATGAGATTGCCGGGATCGAGCTTGACGGCACGGCCATCAAAGACACGTCCGCGCTTGATGCTCTGGTGTCTGGTGAATATGCTGGACTTGTAGTTACCACGACAAAGCAGGGAGCGGCCACGGCCACACCTCCCGCAAACACAGGCGGCAATAAAATGACGAAAGAGGACATCATGAAAATCAAGGATGCCGGAGAACGTCAGAAGGCTATTGCCGAAAACATTAATTTGTTTAAGAAAGGATAATGTATTATGGCGGCTACTTATGTAGAAACTCTTTCCAATCCTCGTGACAGTCTCCCGAACGCCTATTCTGGAGCGGGGGGTGCAAACGCTGTTACCGCACGTGAGATCGACTTTGTTTCCCGCTTCACTCAGAACTGGGAGGCTCTGAGGGAAATCCTCGGTATTATGAATCCTGTGCGTAAGACTCCCGGCACTCAGCTTGTGAGCTATACTGCCGAGATCACGCTTGAGGACGGCGATGTCGATCCCGGCAATGTGATTCCGTATTCCAAGGCCACTGTACAGCAGTACACTAAGGCTGACCTTGATCTGCTGAAGTATGCGAAGGCTGTTCCTATTGAGGACGTGAACAAGTACGGCGCGGCTGTTGCTGTACAGAAGACCGACGAGGCGTTCCTGAACGAGCTTCAGTCCCTTGTGCTGGACAACTTTTACACTTTCCTGACAGACGACACCGCCGCTTCTACCAGCACTGAGACCACGTTCCAGATGGGTGTTGCGGTTGCTATCGGCACGGTCAAGGATAAGTTCAAGAAGATGCGCAAGAATGCGTCTGACATCGTTCTGTTTGTCAACACGATGGACGCTTATCGCTATCTCGGCGCGGCTGAGGTTACTGTGCAGACTGCGTTCGGTATCGATTACATCCAGAACTTCATGGGTGCGCGTACCGTGATCCTGTCCAGCGAGATTGATGAGGGAACTGTTATCGCTGTCCCGGCTGATAACATCGTTCTGTACTACGTTGATCCCGGCGACGGTCAGTTTGCTCAGCTTGGTCTGGACTACACCGTGCAGGGCGAGACCAATCTCATCGGTTTCCACGCGAACGGCAACTACTCCACCGCTGTCGGTGAGAGCTTCGCGCTGATGGGCATGACGCTCTGGGCTGAGTATGCGGACGCGATTGCCATCGTGACTGTTGACTCGGGGGAATTGACCCCGGGGCCGTGAGTAACGTCGTCGGCACCGGGATGGCTAATTATATGACGTTGAAATCCTAAAAGGAGGGATAAAACGTGGCTTATGAGCCTACTAGTTGGAAAAGTGGAGATGTTGTTACTTCTGCCAAGCTGAATAAGCTGGAGCAGGGTGTTGCGGCGGCTGGCGGCAATCTGTTTGTTGTGAACGTCACAGCGGAATGGGTACCAGACCAAGAAGCCCCTGATGATGGTTGGTATACATACATTGCCGATAAAACCCCGCAGGAAATAGAAAATGCCTACAATGATGGTGCCATTATTGTGGTCGATGCGGGAAACGGTATGTATATCCCTATTGATGAGGATGAGGATAATCATAGCGTTCTAGTACCCCGATATTTGTTCTGTACAGGATGGGTACCCGATGAAGACACTCTATATGAGTATGGTTATCCTGTCTTTAAATGGCAATATGTTGACGCAGAATATATGAGGGTAATTGATACAACACTAGAACTAACGCAAGACCCCGAAGGCGGAAATTCTTGGTCTGCATATGCTTCGCCGTTGAGTCCAACGGAGTCATAACTCATCACGGGTTGGTGAGACAGGCTAAAAGCAATAAAAAGGAAGTGATTCAATGCTTACTGAACTTTGTGCTGAATTGAAAAACTATTTTTTGCGAAATCGCGAGGATGATATTCACACTGGTACGTTTACAATCAGCAACGGGGAGATTGGGTCGCTTCCTTTTTTGCAGGAAGGCCAGTATTTCCGCATTGTTGGCAGTGTGTTCAATGATGGCGTACATCAGTATCCTGAGTTCGGTTTGGTAGACGAAGTATTTTCCGGCGCTGTTTGGGCTATGGCTGTTCCTCCATCGGTCATAGCCCTTGCCGGAGAGATCGAGGACTGGAACGCCAAAAATGCCGAGTCTTTGAATAGCCCGTATCAGTCGGAAAGCTTCGGCGGTTACAGCTATTCAATTAGAAGCGGCGGCAGTGGCGCGAACGGCGCGGGGTCTTTTAGCTGGAAGGATCAGTTCGCAAGCCGTTTATCAAAATGGAGGAGGCTGTCTGTGCTATGAGTCTTTTGACAGAAGCGCTCGAAAAGTGCGTTATGATGCACAAGACCACAGAAGACGACGAGTACGGCGGCGAGATCACAATCTGGCGTGATGGTGCAAGCTTTGATGCGGCTATTACGTTTGACACATCAATGGAAGCCCGCACAGCGGGTGCGCAGGGTGTAACGAGCCTGTATACCGTTACAACGCGGAAGAACAAAGTGCTTGAATATCACGAAGTATTCAGGCGGCTGTCTGATGGCAAGATTTTCCGTGTTACTTCTGACGGCGATGACAGGTATACTCCCGCGAGCGCAACGCTGAACATGCGACAAGTAAGCGCGGAGGAGTGGGAGCCGACCAATGGATAGCTTGCAGACGCTGAACAAATTCTGGAACTCGTTTAATCTGAAGGCCTACGACGAGAACACGGTGCCGGATAATGCTATGACCGCCAATGACGGCAAGTATATCACATATAGTGTCTCTACGGCCTATTTTGATGAGCCTGTAGCGTTATCGGCTTCGGTATGGTATAAATCCACATCTTGGGCTGAAATCACGCAGAAGGCCGAAGAGATAGGCGACGCGATAGGTCTTGGCGGCAAGGTCATCCGGTTTGACGGTGGTGGTCTGTGGATAAAACGCGGAACGCCCTTTTCCCAGCGCATGAGCGATGAGGATGACACGATCAGACGAGTGTACATAAATATCGAAGTAGAGTATTTCAGAACAAATTAGGAGGGAATAAACATGGGAATGTTTACAAAGATTCCTGAAAACGCTTTCAACGCGCTCCAGCTTGATGCTGGTGTCCTGTTGAATACGTTTGATCCCACGGATATCAAAGCCCCTGCTGATGCCGACATCATATGTGCGACAACGGGCGGTATTTCGGTTTCCTGTACTCCGACATACAGCGATTTTGCCGAGGATGTTGATAATGCGCCCAATAACCTGAAAGAGTTCAAACATCTGGATGGTTGGGAGTGTACTATGTCCACGACCTCGCTCGGCACGTCGGCAGAGCTGATCCAGCTTGCGCTTGGTGCGGCAGATATCAGCGGGACAAAAATCACCCCGCGCAGAACGCTTGCGCAGACCGATTTTTCCGATCTGTGGTGGGTAGGCGACAGGGCTGACGGCGGCATGGTAGCTGTTCGGCTTATCAATGCGCTGTCTACTGGCGGTTTCTCGCTCCAGACTACGAAAAACGGCAAAGGCCAGATTTCGCTTGAACTGACTGGTCATGTTTCGATTCAGGATCAGAACACCATGCCGATGGAGTTTTACAGCTCCGATCCTGTTGAGCCTGTTGAGTATTCGTATAGTCCTGTTAATCCCGTCGGAAACGAGAATCCGAGAGAGGAAGGCTGGTATGTCTTGGTTGGTGACAGCTACAGACTGACAAGCGATACGGAAGTTGACGATAACGTCACCTACTACGAGAGAACTGAGGTTTAATTCATGAAGTTGTCTGACTACAAAGGCGAGGAAGCGCTTGATATTCTGGCCGATTTAATTGATCCCGTTGTGGAGATTTCAAGCGATAAGGAAATAGCGACACATTTAAGGGCGCGAGAAATCACACAAGCTGTGAAGGCCGCTATAAAGAATCACAAGAAGGCAATCATTGAGATTTTAGCTGTGCTTGACGGCGAAGACCCAGCCACATATGAGCCGGGGGTATTCGCTTTACCGACGAAATTGCTTGAAATCCTCAATGACCCTGAATTTATCAACCTTTTTCAGCCGCAGGGACAGACAACGGACGAGACCTCCTCTGGCTCTGCTACGGTGAATACAGAGGAAAGCGAACATTAAAAGCATTTATGCGGTACGTTATGGCACGCTATCACGAAGACCAGCGTGAAGAAGCGTACCGCATTTATGTTACTGACGGCTTGTATTCCCTCTGCCACGGAGGTCTGAATATGCGGTATGCTGATATCTTCACCCCAGTCGATACGCGTGATCCGGAGGAAGTTATAAGCAATATACGCGAAAAACTCATAAAGCTAGGTGGTGAATGAGTTGGATTTATTTGATCTTGTAGCAAAAATAACGCTTGATTCAAGCGACTATGAAAAAGGACTAGATGATAGTCAGAAAAAAGCCAGCAGTTTTTCCAGCAACCTGAAAAAAGGTCTGCAAACTGCCGGGAACGTAAGCGTTGCGGCTATTGGGACTATCACTACGGCGACGACGGCCTTGACTGGCGCACTTGTCAAAGGTGCCGGTGAGACTGCGGTCTATGGTGATAATATAGATAAAATGTCGCAGAAGATGGGCATTTCTGCCGAAGCCTATCAGGAATGGGACGCGATATTACAGCACTCCGGCTCGTCTATCGATGCCATGTCGAAGGGCATGCTGACTCTCCAGAAAAAGGCCGCAGATAACGCGGACGCATTTGAAAAGCTGGGGCTGTCACAGGAACAGGTCGCGAGCATGTCAACCGAGGATTTGTTCGCCGCCACCATTGCCGGACTGCAAAAAATGGACGAGGGCGCGGAGCGTACTGCCCTCGCCAGCGATCTGCTGGGGGGTGCCGTCAAAGAGCTTGGCCCGTTGCTCAACACGTCTGCGGAAGATACCGAGGCTATGCGAAAGCGCGTCCATGAGCTGGGCGGTGTAATGTCTAACGAGGCCGTGTCTGCGGCGGCAAAGTATCAGGATAGTTTGCAGGATATGCAGACCGCTTTTAGCGGTATCAAGCGCAATCTTACATCAGAGTTCTTACCGGGTATCACCACAGTCATGGACGGTCTGACAGCTATATTCAGCGGCGATGCTGGGTCAGGTATTGGCATGATCACCGAGGGTATTTCCGGGCTTGTGACCAGCATAAGCGAAAGACTGCCCGAGCTGGTGTCTATCGGAAGCGAAATAATCAATGCGCTGTTGACCGCGATCACCGAGAATCTGCCGACGATTTTCAATGCCGGTACCGAGATGGTGATGCAACTCCTGACCGGCGTGATAGAAAATCTCCCGACCATAGTGGCGGCTGGTCTGGATGTATTGACATCCCTGTATCAAGGGATTGCTGACAATTTGCCTGTGTTGATACCCGCCGCACTAGATGCATTGATGCAGATTATAGACACCTTGACTAACCCGGAAGCCGTTACAAATCTCATTGATGCGGCGTTGCAGATTATGACAAGCTTGATGGAAGGACTACTCGAAGCCATCCCGGTTTTCCTAGAAGCTGTTCCCACTATCATCCAGAATCTGGTAAGCGCGATACTTGGGAACATCCCGTTGATTATAAATACGGGCGTGCAGTTGCTTATTTCGCTGGTGCAGAATTTACCGACCATTATCTCGACCATTATAAGCGTGATGCCGGAAATCATCAGCAATGTTATCAGTGCGTTGCTTGAAAATCTGCCTTTGATAATAGATGCTGGCGTGCAATTGTTCGTCGCGCTGATAGAAAATCTCCCGACCATAATCGCGCAGATAGTCGAGGCAATCCCCGAGATTATTGCCGCCATAGTCGACGGATTTTTGGGTATGATCGGCGACATCATAGACGTTGGTCGTCAGATTGTTGAAGGCATCTGGGAAGGTATCAAAGGCGCGGCTGAATGGATCAAGCAGAAAGTCAAGAGTTTCTTTGACGGCATCCTCGGCGGTGTCAAGAAGTTTCTTGGTATATCTTCCCCGTCTAAGGTTTTTGCCGGGATAGGCGAAAACATGGCGGCTGGTATCGGTGTCGGATGGGAAGACGAGTTCGATGATATCAAGGACGACATCAATGACAGCCTTGATTTTGAGGACAAGGATATTGACCTCGGCGTATCGACTCATGGCTCAGGATCCGGCGGTGGCGGCGGCTTTGGTAGTGGTGGCTATGTCAACGCACCCGCCAATGTCGTGATACAGGTTTATGCCAGTGACGGTATGGATATTGATGCACTGGCCGAAAAAATACAGCAGAAGTTCATGGTCTGGGAGCGTCAGAGACAGGGAGGGTTTGCGTAATGCTTGGAACTTTTACATTTGATGGTGTTGAAAGCTCTGTTTATAACGTCTATATCTTTGACAATCAGATAGATGACGGAGCAGTGCCGCTATATTCAAGAAATTCTGTTCCGGGCAGGAACGGAGACATTATATTTCCTGAGAACATGCGTGCAAATGTTATACATCGGTATGACTGCGTTATTACGGGCAGTGGGGCTATGAATAATTATAACAATCTGAAAAATCGGTTTTTATCCAGACAAGGATATTACCGGCTCGAAGATTCGTTTCATCCTACTGAGTTTTATCAGGCGTTCATTGATGAAAACTTTGTTCCGGTTTTTTCTCAGGACAGAGACATGTTGCGTTTCCAGATAACATTCAACAGGAAACCGCAAAGATTTTTGAAGATAGGCGAAGAGATTACAACTTTTACAGCATCTGGCGTTATTTCAAATCCGACACGGTTTCAGTCTCGGCCACTGATGCGTGTATATGGGACTGGACAGTTGAGCATCAGGCCCGCGCAAGTGATAACAATATCTGAAGCTGACGAATATACTGACATAGACTGCGATCTGATGGAGTGTTTCAAGGGTGTTGTATCAAAGAATGAATTTGTAACTTTCAGCACCCTTGATTACCCTTATATTGCGTATGGTGATAATACGGTCACGCTTGGTGCGGGTATTACAAAAGTAGAGATTACTCCTAGGTGGTGGAGAGTATGATCCCGTTTTTGTTCTCAAAAGATGAAACGTCTTTCACTACAAATTGCATTTGCAGACTCGTTGACTGTATCTCGTGTAAAGTGACGCAGGATAATTCGATTTATGAGTGCGAGTTCAAATATCCGATTTCTGGACGGAACTATGACAAAATCCTAGAGGGCTTGATTATCGGTGTCATACATGACGACAAAGGTGACGTTCAGCCGTTCGATATTTACGCCCGCTCAGCACCGATGAATGGGGTCGTCACTTTTTACGCGCGGCATATAGTGTACAGGCTCGGAAGAATCATTCTGAAGCCGTTCAACGCGACAACGATAACTGATGTGATGGCTCAGATTCCTGTCCATGCGATGTCGGACTGTCCTTTTGAGTTTTGGACGGACAAACAAGTGACGGCAGACTTTAACCTGAAATATCCGAAGGCTATAAAAGACGTGTTAAGAGGGTCGGAGGGGTCTTTGGTTGATACATTTGGGCCGGGTGAGTATGAGTTTGACAAATTCACGGTGAAGCTGTACAATCAAAAAGGAACAGACAGCAATGTAGAAATCCGATACGGCAAAAATCTTCTTGATATTACAAAAGATTATGACGAAAGTGAGGTCTATACCGCTGTCGTTCCGTTTTGGTATAACGAGGAAGCCAACCGATGCGTTATGCTGTCAGGGGACGGCATGGTAAAGCTGAATGATATTGACCCCGGCGCGGATGTTGAGATTCAGGCTGTTCCGATGGACTTGTCGAATGATTTTGAAGAAGCGCCGACGGAGACTCAGCTCAGAACATTGGCTTCAAACAGGTTTTCCCGCTCGCAAGCTTGGGTGCCGTCGAATACCATTGATGTCGATTTTGTAGCCCTGTGGCAGACCCCGGAATATCAGAATGTGTCGCCGCTTCAGCGTTTGAGTCTGTATGATACGGCAAGCATTTATCACGCACAGCTTGGCGTGGTAGCGGTGAAAATGAAGGTCGTTAAAGTTGTCTATGATGTTCTGCTGGAAAGATACAGCAGGATAACACTCGGAAAAACGAAAGCGTCCTATGGTGAAGTTGTTTCGGCACAGATTGATTCGGGCTTTGATGAAATCCGCACGGAGATAGCACAGAAGCCGAATAAAACGGATCTGCAAAGAGCAATCGAAGCCGCCACAAACATCTTGAACGGCGGCCTCGGCGGTTATAAGTACGAAGTAGTCGACGACGACGGAAGACCCATTGAAACGCTGTACATGGACACAGATGATATAACGACAGCGGTCAATATTCTGAGGATCAACAGCGCGGGCATCGGTTTTTCCACCACGGGTTATAATGGCCCGTACACGACAGCATGGACGATTGACGGGCATTTCAATGCTGACTTCATCACAGCCGGTACGATGTCGGCTAACCTGATAAGAGGCGGCGTTCTCCAGCTTGGCTCCACCAATAATGACAGCGGAGTTTTGGAAGCTTACGATGCATCGAACAATCTGGTTATTCGGGCAGACAATAACGGTCTGAGAGTTTACGGCTTGGAAGGCTCGTATGTTTTGATGAATGCCAGTGAAGGCTTTGCCGGGTACGACAGCAACGGGGATAAGCTTTATTGGGCGAGTGAACAGAATTTCCACATGGCTCACGCTCAGGTCGAAAACGAGCTGACGCTCTCCGAGATATTGAGATTCATCCCGATTACGACAACCAATAACAAGGGTATTGGGCTTGTGCCGTACATAGGAGAAAGTTGATTATGGCAAGCGGAACGATAAATTTAATCCAAAGCGGGTCTTTACAAGGCTATATATCTTGGTCGTCAACATCCAATGGATCAAGTGCTAACACGTCTAACGTGACGGCGAAACTGTACATCAGGAAAGACCCGTCGACCACAACAGAACCGACATATGGAACGTGGACTTTTTCGCTGGTCATCAACGGTATCAGCTATTCCGCGACCTCATGGTATGGATCGGTTGGCCAGTCGTATGTCAATATTGCGAGCTATACGCTGAACAACATCGCGCACAACTCTGACGGCACCAAATCCATCACGATATCCGCGAGCTGTACAGGCCCTGCCGGGACCACCATGTCGAGTTATACTGCGTCAGGCTCTGGCACGGCGACGCTTGATACGATTCCGAGATACGCGACCTGCACGCAAACGAATACGGGGAAAACCGAGACCACGATCTCTATGAAGTGGTCGTCTGACAGCACAATTTCATATGTCTGGTATTCTGTGAACGGCGGCTCAAGTTGGACGCAAGTGACGAGCAATGCGAACGCGAAATCGGGAACATATACTATCAGTTCGCGGACAGCAAATACGACATACAGTGTCAAGACCAGAGTCCGCAGAAAAGACAGCGGGCTGGATACGGATTCGGCGGCTATCAGTGTTACGACATATGACTGGCCGTATGCTACCAAGATGCCGAACTTCACCATAGGCGATGCCTTGACTATCACGGTTTACAATCCGCTGAGTCGTCCGTATAAGGTCACGATGACGGGGCAGAACAACAGCACACAAACCACGACTTCAACTTATAGCGGAACGTCGGTTACTGGATTTTCAAATGTAACATTCAGGAACTTTTGGTATGCTTCGATCCCCAGCGCTCAGAGCGGCACATACAAGGTCAGCATTGTAACGCAGGATAGCACGGCACATACTGAGACGCGCACAGGCGGTACATACAAAATCAACAAGGCAGATGTTATCCCGTCTATTACAAGCTTGACGTATGCTGATGTCAATTCCACAACTGTGGCGCTGACGGGTAACAATCAGCATATTGTGCAGACACTGTCTACTGTTCGCTACACCGCTTCTGGAGTTGTTGCGAACGGCAGTGCATCGATCTCATCTGTAAAGGTTGATGTGAATGGTGCTACTTATACGCTCTCTGGCAGTGGTGGAACATACACGGGCGGCAATGCCGCTATTGATTCCGGGCGAAACGTACAGGCCAAGGTGACGGTGACAGATTCGCGTGGCCTAACGGCAACGAGAACTGTATCGATTACAATGCGAGCGTGGGGTAATCCAACAGCTATAATCGACTTGTATCGAAAAGATAATTACTATGAGGAAACGTATCTGAAGGTCAATGCCTCATATTATAGTGTCGGGAATACTAACCGTGTAAGAATAGAATACCGCTATAAGCTGTCAACTGCGTCTGCATCCAGCTACAGCAATTATGTAGAGATTCAAAACCGTGTAACTAATACGTTCGCCACAGGATTTTTGATTGACAAAGCGTATACTTTCCAAATCCGGCTTACCGACCTTTATGGTGGTAATAAAATCTATACGCTTACACTTTCACGCGGTATTCCGATCATCTTCTTTGACGCACTCAAAACTTCTGTTGGTGTAAACTGTTTCCCGCAGAATGATGAAACGCTTGAAGTCGAAGGCCTTATAAAACAGAACGGTTTTGGCATATGGGGATTATGTGCGACGCTTGGAGCAAACGAAAATCTGAATAATTACGAAGATTATGGTATTTATCCCCAGCCAATAAACGCCAATGCAGACGTTACAAAGAATTATCCGGTCGCAACTGCCGGTTTTTTGATGGTAATGACCACGGCTAGCGGCACCGTGTTTCAGTTCTATCAAACTTATAATAACAGCGGTTTGTATGCAAGAAATAGATATCAGGGGACATGGTCGCCGTGGTACCGAGCTGATGGCGTAGGAGCGGCGAGAGTCGCCAATTATACCGATGACGTTTCAGCAGTTGTATCGGCCTCATCAAATCAACGTGTTCGGCTGAGAGTAACCGATCCGCGTACTGGCGGCGGTGACTATTCCTTGATAGCAAGCGACACCAGCCTTTTGTTATGGGACTGGGATGCTAATCAAAGCGTATGGTCAAATAACCAGACCAATCTTATGCATAAGCTAAATAAAACTATTAGAGATACAACCAGCTCGTCTAATAGTTATGTCTCACTTGGACTTTCGTCTAGCTACGGGGTGTTGTCCGTTATAGACACATCATCGACACACATTTGCATACCGTATTGGTCTGTGGCTTCAAATGGCTGGTATGCTCGCGTGCTGACTACCGCAATGGCTAATGCCAATAATACGGCAGTTGTATTAGATGTTGATTATTATGCCAAATAAGGGAGGCGAAGCGTTATGATAATAGGCACGACACCAAAGCTCAAACTTACTATCAATGACAGTTCCTTGGATTTATCGCTAAGCACTAACACCGTCTATTGGCGTTCTGATCGTGTATATAAATGGGTGGCTGTTTGGGCGCCAACAGTGTAATAGAGGGGACAACAAATGGCGATCAGCAAAATTATACTTAACGGCGTTATACAGATTGACTTGACATAAGACACTGCCGCCAACGCCGATGTGGTTTCCCCAAAGACATTTCACAAAGCTGACGGCACAGGTGGCACGGGAAGTCTTGTAAGCAAATCATCGTCTGATGTTACTGTCAGCGGTGCAATACAGGCATATATGGGCTACGCAACCAGAACGGCCAACAGTTACGGAGCTACAAGCGTTACGCTGACTGTAGCAAAAACGGGAACGTACGACGTGAGCTGGACCGCGTGGAGATCCTCGTCGTCCGGCACGATGGGTACGAATCTGCATGTGAACAGTACGACAGGGACGAACCAGCAGACATTCACGGGGACATACGGCCAGCGGATATCCTTAACGAATCAGTCTTACAACCAGGGGGATGTTCTGACGCTGTACGCGACAAGCGGCAGTACGTCCCGGACGATCTATGTCGCAAATCTTATCATCGAGGAGGTATAAGCAAATGAGCAACAAACTTTATGACGTTCTAAAATTTATCGCGCAGATTGTATTGCCCGCGCTGGCCACACTGTACTTTTCGCTCGGCCAGATATGGGGGTTTCCTTATGGCGAGGAGATCGTCGGCACAATTTCCGCGATAGATATTTTCCTTGGCGCTATTCTTGGAATTTCTTCCATTCAGTACAAAAAGGAGTTGAACAACAATGGCGACGATTACAGTGAGTGAGATACTCAACCTTGCCGTATCTCAGATAGGCATAACGGAATACCCGCCGAACAGCAACAAGGTCAAGTATAACACGGCGTACTATGGCCGGGAGGTCAGCGGCTCTGCATATCCGTGGTGCATGGTGTTCATTTGGTGGCTGTTCTACGCGCTGTCAGCATCGAGGCTCCTGTATGATGGAGCGAGGATTGCCGGGTGTACAACGTTCATGCGCTGGGCGAAACAGCAGAAAGGCCGCTGGATTACGTCGGGTTATAAACCGGGGGATATCGTGCTTTACGACTTTGACGGCAACAAAAACGACGCGGACCATTGCGGGATCGTCGAAAGCGTTACGTCTTATGGCGTAGTGGCTATCGAGGGCAATACCAGTGCAAACGGCTCTCAGGACAATGGCGGTGCGGTACTCCGTAAATCGAGACCCAATACACTTGTCTTGGGTGCATATCGTCCGGCTTATGCGGCTTCTGCGGCCACTGGAACGGTCGGAGAGGCAGTAAATAATACAACAGGGGGATTTGATATGGCGACTCTTAAAACGCTCTCACGCGGCTCTACAGGCGCTCAGGTGAAGGCTATGCAGACACTATTGATTGGTTACGGGTACAGTTGCGGGTCGTATGGTGCTGATGGCGACTTTGGGGCAAGCACACTTTCCGCGCTGAAGAAGTACCAGAAGGCGAAAAGCTTGACGGTTGACGGCATCTGCGGTCAGAAAACATGGGGCAAACTGCTGGGTGTTTCGTAAAAATCAAATAAAGGCTTGAAAATATTACCTCCGCTTGCTATAATGCAGTTGAAAAATGAGTGGAGGTGAGTCTTTTGATTGACAGGGAAGACATCGAACGCCTGAAAGAGATCTTTATTACTCGGCAGGAATGTGATACAACGATGGATGATGTTAATAAAAAGCTTGCTAATGATAACAAAGAACTGGCCATCATAAAGCATCAGCTTGATACTATATCATGGGTAAGTAAAACCACTTTGGGAGCGGTTATTGTCGCACTTGTGGGCGCGATCATGACGCTTATTTTGAGGTAATAATGGATTGTAACGCTTGTAAGGAAAAAAGACGGATGCTTGAGCCTGTTCCCTACATTGTACACGAAAGCGCAATGGCGAGGAACGACAGAACAATCAAACGGTTTATTGCCGCACTCATTGTTGTTGTGGCACTGTGGTTTGCTACAATATGGATTTTCGTCTGGTATCTCGATCAATATGATTTCGAGAGTTATTCGGTCGATTTATCTACGGATGGCGGCGGTAACGCTAATTATATCGGTCAGGACGGTGATATCTACAATGGCACGAGTGAGAGTGACACGCCGCACACGCACTAAGAAGAACGGCAGAGCGCGAGGCAAGGCTAAGCGCAGAAGATGAAGGAATACTCGAACAGCCATATGGAGTATATTATCAACGAGTATATCCATAA